GACCCTCTTTCAAGAGTAGCTCAATCTGTTCCTCGTCAGTGAAGTAAGCGTTTACGATGTATTGTCCACCTTTGTCGTGGATAGCTTGTGCTGCACGAGGGCCATTCGGGTCACCCATGTCAGCGTTCTCAGGAAATACCTTTGCGTATTCCAGAACCATTTCCATTGTGTATTTAGCCATTTGTCGGGGTTCCTTTCCTTTGGCTGGTAATATACTATAGGAACCTCAGAATCGAAAATACAAGCGAATCTGAGAAAAAATTATACCTATTAGTGGATGTCTGCGTAGGTGTTGCCAAACTGCACGTCTGTGCCAAGCGTTACGTTCAATTCTAACTTTTCGTTCAATTTCTCCACTGCCCATTTCATCGTATCCTCAGTCTTTTGTTGTTCACCATCTTTGACAATAGCGATGATCTCGTCATGGAATTGACCGATAGTTTTGATGCCGTTGTTACGACAGAACGCAACCCAAGTATCGAAGCAGTAAACACCAGTCCCTTGGTTCAAGGTAGAGAAACGATCTTTGTCTGACCGCAAACTATACCAAAACTTAGACACAGGGTTCTGTAGCCACATACTGCCATGCACTTCTCTTACACGGAGCGTCTTAGCGATTTTGTCAATAGACCAGTTACGCTGCCAGAAGGCTTCCAAGAGGGCTTTAGCTTCTTTTTCACTCTTGCCTGTCTCTCGTGCAAGTTTTGCTGCCCCCACCCCGTAGGTTGCGCTGTAATTGACCACCTTATACGCTTTCCGCAAATGTTTGATATCTGGACGCTTACCTTCGTTGTAGTCATCAATCTCTCCTTGTGTTACGTCACCTGCGAATTTTGCAAGGTCAAGGTGTGGATCAAACCCTTCACGAGACATCTCTTCCACATAGTCAGGGTCGAGAGGCTTCATGTAGTGACGTTTGGTCGTATCCTCTAGTGAGGTCATGTCAGCACCACAGAGAGTATAACCCTCAGGGCAAGTCAGGACACCACGGATCACATCACCATATGGCTTGTCTACAGATGGTAGATTGACCAATGGCTTTGCATGACGGAACCGTAGAGTGTTAGTGAACCCTGCGATCTCAGCCTTAAGCCAACCGTCCTTGTGGCTCTCTAGAAAGCTCTTGAGAATACCAGAACGATGGTTGAGAACAGTGAGGCCATCAAGAACATTAACGGCAGGGTCAGCATCAACGAGATCAAGAACGCTTTCACATAGCTCTCCATCTTTACGAACTTGTTCGATCATACGCTCTTGGCCTGTAGCCTTGTCACGCACAAACTTCCAAGTCTTAGGTTTCCATCCTAAGCCAAACAACCACTGCTTGACCTGATCATTAGAATTAGGGTTAGCCCGTTCCTCTCCAGTCACTACAGTCAGACTAGCTACAGTATCTGGCATCTTCTGTTGCTTGCACAACTCTACCCACTTCTCACCATGTGACGACAGAGACCCATCCTTCTTATACATCACCTTGGGCTTAGTGCGAACCGCAGTCAACACTCGCTTAGGCATTGCATCAGCCAGTTGCTCTTCCTTCTCAGTCTTGAGCCGCATGATTTCATCGTAGGCTGCTTGCGCTCGTTCAACATCTAATTTCCACCCTAGGGCTTCTTGTTCACGGGCGCAGTCCATCTTGAAGGTCAAGTAATCGATGAAGCGATCCTTCTCGTCCAAGTCCTGATACAGTTTGTTCAGCTTCAGATCTAGGTCACGCCAGAGACGACAGTTGATCTTAACGTCCTCAGAACAGCGATGGGCATACTCTTCATACGTCAGGTCGTTCCAGTCCTTGATAACTGGCTTAGGCACTCCATAGTCCTCTCCGTAGCCCTCTAGGCCATGCTTAGGACGTTGGTGGTTGACATACCAAGAGATAGCCAAAGTGTCGATCAGACGGGCTGTTAGCTTGATACCCAAGACCTTCTCAATGGCAGGGACATCGAAGCGGATGATGTTGTGTCCAATCAGTGTGTCACTGTTCAGAAGCACATACTTCATTTCCTCGTAGTCGCCTGTTGACTTGACTGTCTTGCCGCCATCGTTAGACCACGACAGAACATGGATCTTCGATAGCTCGTCAAGCAGTCCGTCAGTTTCAATATCGAATACTGTCATATTACCTCTCGTAGTGTGAAGGTGTCTGAGTTAAAGCGCATACGACCCGCAGGGCCTTCCTCTGAGCAGGGACGGTTCTTTTCTACCCGTAGGTATGTCGTATTGCGTTCCTCAAAGTCTTCAGCTTCCTTGTCACGATCCAGATTGATAATGACTGATGCACGTTGACCAATCATCTTACAATACTTAGGGTCGCCATTCTCGTTAGTGTGAGCAATCGTCACGATACCCACGTTTAGCTCTACTGCAAGTTTGGACAGACGAATAGACAGATCAGCCAACATAGCCTCTTTGCTTTCCTCTGACGTTCCAACAACCACATCTTGGATAGGCTCGAAGAATACAAACTTACAACCTGCTGCCTGACTGAAGAACCTGATCTGGTCGATCAAATCGTCAGCACCTTGCCCATCGCCCAAGTAGAACTGATAGAAGTTTTCATCCTTGGTCAGGTCTTGGATAGCACTGATGACTTGCTCTTCAGCGCCCTTGTCTTCGATTAGGTCACGGCGTGTCAGGTTATCGTTCAGGTGATACGACACAAGGCCAAGTAAACTCCTTAGTTTAGTTTCTTCCAAGTGCCATGCAGCAATAGGGATCTTACGCTGTAGCATATTGTATTCCAGATAGCGCATGACCTCAGTCTTACCGATACCTGTAGGCGCTTTGATAACTGTGAAGTGACCCTGCATCAGACCCAAGATCTTGTCATCCAGTGCTTGGATACCTGTAGGGACATACTGATGCTCAGGCGTATCACGATACAACGACAAGAACTGTTCAGTAGTGTTCAGGATATTCTCAGGGACATACTTCTGTGCGCCCCACCAAGCTGACATAAACTCCTTCTGCTTACCTGCTTGCAACAGTTCGTTAGCGTCTTTGTATTCCCCATGATCTACACGATAGACCTTGTTCGGGAATAGTTTAGCCATACGACTAGCTAGAGCATTGCCTGCTTCATCATTATCGACTGACAGGATGATCTGATCAAACGAGTTTAGCCAATCAGCACATTTCTCCCATAGCTTCTTTGATGGTGTCGCTGACGGAAGAGAGACGACAGGATTAATGTAACGGTGATCCATCATCTGATACACAGACAAGGCATCTAGCTCACCCTCAGTCACTGTCACCTTCTTGGCACTACCCGCAGGGAACAAGTTCATACCGAAGAGTTCATCACCCTTAAAACCATTCTTGGCGTAAAAGGCTTTCTCGTCCAAACGGCGAACCTTAATTCCCCCGCTAGGGTATACATACTCTTGGCGATCCTCATACGTCTTGACTGTGAACTTTTCCATCGTCAGGGGTTTGATCCCCCGCATCTCTACCCAATTTCCACTGTCGGGGGACTCTGACCTTACGGCCTTGGGTGTGAAGTCCTGTTCGATTACCTGCACTGGATACTTCTCCTTTGCCCAGTCAAATGTTGGCTCCCTTGAGGGATAGGATCTATCACAAGCGTGGCACTTACCGAAACCATTGCTATTGAAGCTAAAGGCATCAGAAGAGCCACACGAGGGATATGGACATGGTTGATGCCCTAGTTCACTCATTAATCTAACCCCGCTATGACCAACCAGTTATTACGATACGCAAACATATTACCAACCAACAACTTTGGGTTACGCTTGAAGCGTCCTGCAATACGCCAGAAGTTAGTCTTGTTTGTTGGCTTGAGATAGTTATAGACCTCTTGGTTGAGATACTTCAACTTGTGTGTCCGACCATCAAGATTGAACTGCAAACGTGGAAGATACTTGTAGGTCTTACTGCCCACATTCTTGCCCTTCATGTAGTAGTTTGCGTTCTTCTCCAAGTAGAACCGAGGCTTCATATCGGGTTGCACGACAGCAAGAGATAGACGCTTCTGGTTTGCATCTTCGATGCTGCTTACCAAAGGTATCTGATCAACCAAACTCTCACGATCATTTAGGATACGCTTAACGTCAAAGCGAGTGTTGATACCTGCATGAACGTCAAGGCTGCGATCACCTGCGATCTTCCAACTCTCATGTCGTGTATCCTTATGATTACGCTCAAGACGTATCTGAGATACAGAAAAGTCAGGGGGAGCATTTTCCACTGCGAGGGGGTAGATACGGATCAGTTGCCGAAGCTCTGGCGACCAACCTGCACTACATACTGTCACACGACCCTGACGATCCGTCTCAGGCGCTGTCTTACCTAGCATTACAAAGTCTTCCAAGATCATTTGTTATCTCCTTAGTAACCGACAACATCAGAGATGGAATTTGCTGTCCCACCCATGCCGAAAAACAAAGTTTGCATACGAGATGAAACGTGTTCCACAGCGTGATTGTAGTCTTTTTTCATCCACTCTGGTAGATCAACTTCGTTGCAGTCTTCTAAAAGTTCCTCGAAGTTCAACGCTTTTGATACAGAATCAATTATCAGCTTCGCAGTCTCCTTGTTACCCATAGACGCTTGTATGATAGCTTGAGAGCAAGCCCAACAAATTAGCTGCTCGTCCGCATCAATGCGACTAGGAACCATATGCCTGTCACTGTTCAGTATCTCAAGTGTTTTCTTAATTCCAAGATCTTCTGTATTCATTTGTTTGCCTCTTTCGTTTTCTCAATCAGAACGTCACCATGACAACCATCAGGACAACACCAACATACGAGTAGTTTACCCGATAGCTCACCAGACTTAAGACGATGCAGAAGACCATCCTTCATGTCGAGATACTTGCGATACTTGCTGATCACAGTTTCACGATCACCATCTTCACCAATGACAAACGGGTTGCCCCAGTCAGTGCCACGAGTGATCTTTACATCAAGACCCTCAGCCTCAGCCCAACAAACCAGAGCATTATCGACAGGCAAACCATCGTCACCTTTGCTCATGTTAGCTAATGCAACACCACCCTTTTCAAGGATTTTACGGCGTTTGATCTGACTTTCAGTCCAACCTTGCGCTAGATACGATTTAACTTCCTTAACACGTTGACGAAGTTTTGCCGTTGAATAACCATTAGCTTCACACTCATCTAAAAGCTTATCTTGCCAATCTTTGTCCTCCAAAGACGACACCTCATAATGATGAGCAAAACTTAAAGTGTACCGTCGACGGTACACATCAAACGTTGTGCAGACAGATCCACGATTACGGAGGGTTGTGTGAGAAGGCCCTTCCCAATCTTCTGAGTTCACTTTCTCAGAGCGTTCCCCGTATGCTTGACCACTGTTCCACCAATCGCCCCAGTCCCATGCGCTTTGACTGTCACGTTTCTGTAGCTCCTCCCCCTTTCTTTCCCATTCCTCATAACTAGACGAGTTCTTGCGATCAGTCTCACCCTCAATAACGACAGGCTGAAAACCTGATGTGTCGATACGTTCTAATACGTTCATCTTACGTCCTTTCTTAAGTTATATCTAAAGTATAATAATTATACTGAAGATAAATACTTACGTTTAAGCCTACGTTTAAGAGGCTGACACTTGCTTATAGGAACCTCAGGCTTGATTCCACAAGTCACAAATTGTTACAGACATGAAATTTTAGCTTCCTGAGTGCCTTTTTCTCTCGTAGTGCTGCACCTTGTTGCGTCAGACCGAAGACATCAGCTATATCTTCTTGTGTCGCATCTTCAAAGTATCGAAGGATCACAAGTTCAGCTTCATCCTCAGTCAAGACCTTGTTGATGATATTCGTAAGAGACTGGTTCGTCTGCTTATCAATCAGGATCTCCTCAGGGGTCGCATGGTTACCATCTGTCATGTCGTCATCATATTCACCCCACTCAGCCGATAGGACAGCCCGTAAGCCCTCTACAGCCTCTTCTGACCATGAGCTACCCTTGACTACCTCGTCAGTCCTAGACAACCCTCTAGCTGTATTTGAGGCAGGGACAGACAGACCATTACAATCGAAGTTGATGTAGTCGTGCATCCTACGCTTTGCTTCACGATACAGACTAGCGGGGTGTGTCTCAGGGTTCTTGTCCAAGAGATCGTAGACCTTCAGAACTCCCTCACTGACCATATCTTCGTAGTGATGGGGCCGATTAAACTTTCGGGCTAACCGCTCACACATTGTTACAACCTCATTCATCTCCATTAATTTCTTGCTCCATTAGCTGTAAAAGTTCCGATGTAATGATCGCTTGCGTAAGCAGTAGTTGGATCATCGTGTCAGCTTTGTTTATCTTCTCGTTAAGACCTATGAGCATAACGACATTGAGTAACGACACAGCCAATGCTGCAAATACTAACCAATCAACCATCTAACAAACTGCTCCATTTCCTTAGTTTGTTCATCTTCTCTTCATACCTTTCGTCAGTATCATTGTAAGAGAACATATCGTATTTATGGGCTAGATCAATAAGGGCAAGAACGTCACCAACTTCTTTTGTGAAGTCTTCTGACTCGTATTCACCCCTACGGATCAATTTGGAACACTCTTGGATAAGCTCTCCACACTCTTCCATGAGAATTACCAGAAGCTCCTGTCGAGTATCAATCATCCGTCATCTCCATCAATGCTTCCCATGATACAGGGAATAGTTCAGACATCTGCTCACTGATCTGGTCAGCGACAATACGGCTCTCATACTGCGTATCACTTGCACAACGTAGCTTACACATGGCTGCGAAGGCATCAAGACTACCAGACCAATACCACTCTGTTATGGTGCTTTGTGGCAGGATCATACGGGCTTGCTCTGGTGCTACGCCTGCTTGAAGCATCCTTTGATAAACATCAAGACAAACCTCGTTGTATTCCTTGGTAGTAATACCTTCAACGACACCCTCAGACCCCTGCTTCTTGTCCTCGCTGCGGCCACGCCAGACATCAGGCACATAGAACTCAGGCTCTTCGTCCACATACCTACGGCTAATCTCATTCCACCGCAGGAACTTATGCTTCACTAGCTGTCGTGCTACGAAGATTGGTGCTTTTACATGGAAGCTAGCAAAGGCATGACCGAAGGGTGACAGGTGCTTGTGCTTGGCTAGGTAGCGGATTAGCTTGGTGTCCTTGTCTTGAAAGCTATCGTGCTTCTTACCAAAGCTAACACGGGCCGCATTAACGACAGACAGGTCAGACCCCATATGGTCAATGTATGTTACAGCTATCTTAGTCATCACTGTCTCCTTGTTTGTTAGCTGCCTCACGTTCCTTAGCCCTCTGACGTTCTTCGTCAGTCATCTCCCTAATTTCCACTCTAGGGGGTAGGGGGCCATTGTTTTCACCATAATGTCCATATTCATCGAAGCAATCAGAAGTTCGGGACATAGAGTTCTCCTCTCTGACGTGCAGCATAGAGCAGGTCTAGCTCACGCATGATATTGATAGCATCCATACTGTCAGCATGGTCAGGGTCATCCCACAGCAGATCACCATAGTCTCGCTCAAGGCGTTTGATGGTTGTATCGACTGGGGTCAGGTCAGGATATTTGTGATAAGACATGATTAACAGTTCCTTAGTTCGGGTTGACATGAGTAGAAGATATGATCCCCTACCTGAAAGTCAAGCGTGTATTCATCAGACCAGAAGGGGTCTACATAAGCCGCATGGAAGTGTGTTGAGGTAATGTGGGTGTGATACCCCTTGACTACCTCTAGTGCCACCTCAGCGGCTCTCTCCGTGGCTCTACGGGCCTGCTCATTTTCCATCATAGGGGGTATGAGGTCAGACGGGTCACCAACAAAAGAGAATTGGTTAGGCTCGAACACTACAGCACAAGCATCATCAGGGAAGTCAGGGTGCTGCACACGATTGAGGATAACTTGTGCGACAGCCGCCTGTCCTTCGATGGGTTCACCTCTGGCTTCATAGTAGATAGCGACTGTCAGGCACAAGACTTCCAACATTACGAGATCTCCAGAACCTTGTCAGCATAGAAGCTCTTCCATGACTTGGACGACACCTCATAGATTGGGATCTGCCCTCGTGCTTTCATAGCTTCGCCTTGTGCTAGACCTTTGTCAGACCCAACTATCTTGCTTGTTGGCTTGAACAGGCCATTGACTACACGGATGCTCCCGTCTTTCTTGACGAAGGTAACTGTAGCAAACTTAGTTCCCTTAGCTTCGATGATTGCTTTGATTTCCTCGTTGGTCATCTTCTGATTCCTTTACTCTAGATCAATTACTGAAGACAGTGCCACAAACTTGATACCTTGTAAAGCCCTTTTCTCAGCTTCCTGTGTCAGTTCAAGTTCTTCTGCTCGTAGCTGTGCTGCTACCTGTCCATATCTACGACCTACGTCTAGTGGGATAACCCCATGCTCAGTGACTAGGCCGATGATGTAGTGTGAACTTTCCCCTTCGGGTGTCCTCGCTTCGCTGTGGGCTCTCATTAGTAATAAACTCCTGTTGCTAGGTATGCGTCAAGTTTCTGGTTGGCGTATTGGATGCACTTAAGTTTAGACCAACCTTTTGTCAGTGCTATGTCGTATGCGTCTAGCCATACGTGTTCTTCATGTGTCATTGGTTCTCTAGCTCCAAACTTTATTGCTTATGTTTTGATACTCTACTGATTCTACCAGACCGTCAAGGATATTCTCAATCTCTTGCAGACGTTCTTGCATACGATCAAAGTCAG